GAAGTAAGCCAGTCAAGTAATCCTATTATAGTAGGAGATATTTCTTGCAGAGGAGAGGGCTTAAGCTCATTCTCTCCTTTGACCAGTTCAAGTACACCGCTAGGGACATTGATTGTACTTTCTATAGAAGCCCCTGCTAAACTCTTATAATTTATCAACGGCTGCTGTGCCAGCAGATTAGCGTGATTCGCAACAATAGAGGCTATCCTGTTACGCATCGCATTGATATTCTTTGCAGGAGCAAAAATGCTTTGACCGTAATCCCTTAACTGTGTCTGAGTGGTAACATTAAATGCTGGAGGCCTGGTAGCTACAGGTGCAATAACAACAGGCATAGAAGGAAGTGAATAAATCTCAGGCTCTTTAACATAGTCGTCTCCGCAACTAACAAAATTGCGGAACTTCTCCTCATCTACCTGTTCCCAGTATTCTATAACTTCGTTATTCCTGTCCTGTTTAGCCTCGTGCTCCCATTCAGTCTTCAACTTTTCCTTGTCCCTGTACGTTGTATATGATACCCATAAAAGACCGCTTCCCCCAGTTTCGTATACCAGCCACCTGGGGTCAAACGGTATCAGGTCAAAGATAACGTTATTACCTTTTTTATAAACAAGAACCCGTGCTGCCCTGCAACCCCTGACATTACCATGCCATATAACTGTATCCCTCAAAGGAGGCAACTGTATTCTTGCCAGCCTCTCATCTCCTTTAGCGAGAGCGAAGTAAAGCAACCTCTCCAACTTGCCAATCTCGTCTCGTTTATCTTCCCCTCTTTCTTCAGCTAACCTTGCGATTATCTGCATCTCGGCAGACGCCAGTATGGACTGAACATGGTCGGAAAAGGCTCGCAGTTCATTTGAGATGATAATTATCTCACTGCCATGTTCCTTTGTCTTACCTCTTATATCAACATCATACCCGTTAACAGGCGATGTACTCATGTCCCATACAGCAAAGTCCTCATCCATTGTAGCAAACAGTGTGGTAAAGTCCTGTCTCTCTCTATCCTTTATCTTGGCTATGATTTTATCATCTACTTTCATATAACTGCTCCTCTATAAAAATAATAGGACGAAGAATATTCTCCGCCCTAATTAGACATACTATTCTATTTTACCATACTTGTTTTCCGCCAACGAATAACTTAGCCTTTGGGGAAATACTTATTTTATCGAACATCACGATGATGTGCATTAGTGCTGAGACTAAATCCCCGTGTGTCTTTCCCGTTGGCTCTGGATACCCTTTAATCCACTGATACTCCATTAACTCCTTAATCATAGGCTTATACCGTGTAATCAAACTCTTATTATTTACCTTCTCAACCAGTTTTACTAACAGTTCCCTCTTATTCGGTTTAGTAGCAGCAAAACCGTACTTCTTATCGTTCATCTTATATAGATTCGGATAACCCAACTCTACCAGTTTATCTATTACCGCCCTGCCTACTCCGATATTATCCACAATCAGAGACGGGTTGAAGTAGTCCCTGCATAACCTGTCTACTTCAAGTGCAAAAGAGTCAGTTCCTACTGTATTAGTGTGAATCACAGCAGCAACTTCTGACATCAATCCTCTTTTACCCACTATAACCAGAGTAGAATAGTCCAACCCTACTCCCTCTCCAACATCTACTCCCGCAATATATATCGTACCGATTTGTGGTGGGCAGAAGACATAGATAAACCCCTGCCTTGTTTCCACAGGCTCAGAAGCATTATCCCACATATCTTTCAGAACGTCAGAATCAAAACACGAGGTCGCTGCCAGCGGAGACAGGGCTTCTTCAGCGGTTCTGGGATAGTTTCCCTCTACTACCCACGGAGTATCCTCGTTTTCCTTTACTAACTGCTGATAAAATGGTTCACCTCTGTCAGGTCTAACAAAAACCCCATAGAATAACGCCTTAAACCCGTTCTTACCTGATTCGGCATCTCTCCAGTGATTCTTAAAGTAGCTGTCTGGCCTGGTTTTATCCACAGTAGATACTGAAACCAACTGCCTGTCAGGGGAATCAGCTACTGTTGCCCTCGTATGAGACAGATTCACCTCATAAAACTCGTGAAAATCCGACTCATCATGTATCACAAGCCCTGCTGTCTCCCCGATGCCAGCAGTAGAAGTAGACGGATAGGCTGTAATCTTCGACTTTATTTCCTTAAACCCGAATTCCCTCATGTTATCAGGGTCTTTAGTGTAAAACTTCATCCAAGCAGGCAGATTATTGTAAATAACCCTCGATTTATCCAGTAACTGCTGTGATTCCTTCTCCCCCTTGGAGAACTCAAGCACATTCTGCCCTTTTGTGAAGTAAATCTTCCACAAAGCATATGCACCTAACGCCCAACTTATACCAATCTGCTTGGCCTTGATTAAATCTATCAGTTTATAGTTCAGTAAACACCAGAAGAAGTCCTTTAAGTGAGGCCACAGGATATAGTCAACCGCTAAATCCCCAGGCTCCTGTATCTTTACATACTTCAGGAACTCAAACGGATTCACACCCATCCGTGCTATCTATTTAGCTCTATCTTCTTGTAAAGCAGATAGCTTCATTTCTTCTTTTCTATCTTGCTCATTGTTCCGTATATGTACTTCTTCGCCCTATCCGAAGTCGTAGTGCCAAACTTCTTCCGAGCTTCTCTCTTCAACTTCTCATGTAATGCTTTGGGCATCTTACCCTCCTAGTAAATCCTTATTCCCCCTTAGAAACTTAGCCCCTATACGGGCAGGAGTGTTGTAACACACATGCTCGGGGTTAAATACAGACCAGTACCTCTCCTGTAATTCGTTGTCTTCTTCAGCAGATACCCATGTACCGTTCAGCTTCCCGTTCATCTCCTCTGCTAAATCCCTGATTTCCTCAACTGTGTTCTCGATTATCTCCATGCCCCGATACTCTTTAGTATACAGATACCCTCCTGGAGTATCAGCCATCTCACGGAATGTCAGAAACCTGCCGTTCCTTTTCAGCTTCTTCGGTATGAACAAATCGTCTTTCCCGCCCCTTATTCTCTGCATGGGAATAGAGTTTACAAAAGCAGACGGAATCCTGAATACCTGTACCAAAGCCCCTATCCCTCCTGGAGTCCCTATATAGAAACGGCAATGGCCGGCAAGATATATATCCATGAAATCGCTTCTATAATCATGGGCGTAGTCTATAACCTTATCCGCTTTTTTCGATGCAACAGCCCCCATTCGCACAGCATTAAATCCGTCTAATGCGTTCACTGTTATATTTAAGTCAGTATGCCTGTAATCGTGATAACTCCAGTCTATATACGGGTTGGTCTCCCTTAGAAACTCACCGTCTTTAGAGTGAAAGCAAACGTACTCCCCCTCTATCCCAATCCTCTCCATCTCTCTTCTGCCCCTCTCTTCTTCTTCCTCTGTAAATATAAGCCTGGTAGGATACTTATCCCTCAATGTCAGCTTATCTATATCCCACGGCATCGGTACATTCTGTACTTCTTCTCCATCCCTCATATTTACGAAAAAATCCCCAGGATGCTCGACTATCTCAGCGTACGGTAACTTGCTGAACGCCCTCTTCCACATCAGACTTAACTGCTCATTGCACGGCCTCGACCTGTAATATAATATGTCATAACAGTCCGCAGGGTGTAACCCCTCTTCTCTCTGACTTATGTATATATCAGTGTTCTGCGTGAAGTGACCTAGCCTGTCACTTATTAACTTACCTATTCTTATCATTTATTCCCATATTTAAGTAATTCTTCATTTACTAATTCTATAATTTCTATCGACTTCGCCCTGTACTCAGCATGTAAGTAACTCCCCCACCATCCATGCTCAGGCTCTTTTCCGTAAGCATACCTGTATAGTAACTCCGATATTTTAAACGAAAGTCTACCAGGTGTGTCTTCGTTACCTAACTTTTTTAATGTTTCTAACTCTTCTTTCATTCGTTTCCTCCCCATAAGATTTCTACTGTATCCCAATGATTAGGTTCATTTCACCTTATACATCCTTGTATTTCAATACCAGTACATCAAACGGAATCGAACTCTCAAATATCTGAAACCTCCCCTCCTCATATCCCTCTATATCCTTGAACTCGTAACACGTTCTCCCTACCCACCCCTCTAATCCCACTATCCGCTTCCCTATCGGATTACACCACGCCCCTACACTCCCCCACTCACCACTTACAGTCTCTACTACTAACCTGTCAGAATACCTGGCTAGCATGTCACCCCACCTTCCCAATACAGTACGACCCCCCTCTCTCTGAACAAAACTCAATCTTAAGCTCTGCTAGAACCTTGCGAATACACTCAGGGCAAACCTTTACCTTTTCAAGCATGTAGAAAGGCCTCCCAGTCTCTCCCCTTAAATCTATGTCACAAACAGCACAAACAAAATCTCTGTCATAATTCTGCTTTAACTCTTCCATCTTAACTCCTGTTTATCCTGAAATCCTTTAAGTAATTCCCCGTTTTACTGTACTGTAAATCCTCATCCCTTACCTCCCTCTTCTTGTATACATCTCCCCACTCCATCCCGCACTCTGTGCAGTACGGCCTCTTCCTCTCTGAACAAAACTTAATGTCAGTGTGCCTGCACTCTCCTACCATTATCCCTCCCTAATTCAAGTAGTTCTCCTAAACTTTCTATGTATTCATTGCTAT